CTCTTGACAGAACCTCTGCGGCGTGTTAAAATCCATTCCTGACCAAAATGGAGGTAGCAATGAGCAATCATGACGGCTCCACTACCTCTGTTGTAGTGGTGATGCAAGAGGAAGCCCCGAGCTTCCTGACGAACAGTGTAGACCTGAAGAAGCTGCACACAGACATCAAGAAGCACTCGAAGGCTGCTATCGACGCACTGGTGTCGATGCTAGACAGCTCTGATCCAAAGATCAAGTTGACAGCAGCGACGAAGCTGCTAGAATTTCAGGTGTCGGTTGCAAAGGAACTTAGCTCTGACCAGATGCAGCGCCTCATTGCAGAGGTCAAGCTGGTGAAGGGTCCAAAGAGCAACCTAGTTCCCGTAGAGGAACAGAAGTCTCGCCCACTGGTGGACTTCACGACAATTCGTTCTGTTGAATAAATTTCTTCAGAAGCTATTGACATACAGCGATTCTCGTGTAGAATAGCTACAAGTAAGAGACATGGGCGTCTCCCCGCAATGGTGCGGGAGCGGGCTGTAACCCCGCCGGCCTACGGGCCATGATAGGTTCGATCCCTATGGCGCCCACCAAACAATGATGTACTTGACAAATCAGCACTGTCATGTACAATGACGAAATGGGCTGTGATTGAGCTGGGGTTCTTGGCTGCTTTGCAAGCAGTTATCGGTGGGTTCGATTCCCACACAGTCCACCATCAACAAATACAAACGACAGCGAGGGCTAGTCTTGAGTAAAGCAAGTAGTGAAAAGAAGTCTAACCAGCTTGGCATGAACCACAGTACAGCGAGCCACAGGCTTGTGAAAGACCTTTTGTGGAACTTCATCGTCAACGCAGGCTTGTCAAACTGTTGCAAGTGTGGCAAGCCGATGACGCGAGAAGATTTCTCAATCGAGCACGTTGAGCCGTGGTTAGATAGCGACAACCCTGTTGGAAAATTTTTCGACATAGGGAACATCGGATACAGTCATCAATCCTGCAACTTTGCTGACGCGAAGGGTAATCGGAAGTACGACAGCAGGGAAGAGGCGAAGCAAGCTCACCTGGAAACAGCACGAGCTTGGAAGAGAGCAAATAGAACATACTGCCCGGTCGAGCGCAAACAGCGTTACGAACGTCTTGGCACGTAGCCCTGCTAGTTAAGTGGTATAACGCTGGCTTTGTAACCCAGCATCGACTGTTCGATCCAGTCGCGGGGCACCAAATATTATGCGCGAGTGACGGAATTGGCATACGTACCGGCCTAAGAAGCCGGGTTCTGTGGGTTCGACTCCCACCTCGCGCACCAAGTGTTATGCAGGTTTGGTCTAGTGGTTGGGCCTTAGCCTTCCAAGCTAATGAGGCGGGTTCGATCCCCGCAATCTGCTCCAAAGAATTTTCGATGACCACTCTTTACGAGAAAGATGGCGAAGTCCTGGGTCGGGACTAGCTCCAAAACTACTGAGGATTTGCGGCCTTGACAGTCAGGCCATAAGGTAGTAAACTACTGTCAATGGGGAAGTTAGCCGAGCTGGCCTAGCGGCAACGGCCTTGAAAGCCGAAGACCCTGAAAAGGGGTGTGTGAGTTCGAGTCTCACCTTCTCCGCCAACATTCTGCCCTGTTAGCTCAGTTGGCTAGAGCAACCCCCCTTCGCGGGGAAGGTCAGCGGTTCGAGTCCGCTACGGGGCGCCAAGCATTGTTGATTAACAAGTGGAGTCAAGAAAGTGACCCTTTCCACTCCGTTCCGTTAGTGCAATAATACTGCAAACCACTATGTCGTAAGTCCACAACATTTCTACGACTTGACATACGCTGGTTTGCACTTTTCAGTGTAACCACTGACATACAGTATCAGTGCGAGTATTCTTCTGAGCGAAGAATACAAGAATTAAAACTGAGTACAAAGCCATGTCATGCCCGCCTAGCTCAGTCTGGAGAGAGCAATCGCTTATAAGCGATAGGTCGCTAGTTCGATTCTAGCGGTGGGCACCAGAATTGATGCGGAGTAGTTCAGTCCGGTAGAACAGCGTTATACAAGGGCAATTCAGAGGAGGTTACAGGTGCATCATACCACCACAAAAGGGGACATCGGCGTTGCAATGGTTACTGCTGACTTGCTTTGTCAGGGCTATGAAGTAATGATGCCAGTATCCGCAGTATCTCCTTTCGATGTCGTAGCTTATCGCTGCGGGAAGTTCTCTAGACTTCAAGTTAAGTCTAGAGAAGTCGTAAATGGCAGGATTTCTTTTCAGCTCCGCAGAGCAATTATTTCATCAGGGAAGATTGCTCAGGTTCCTCTTTCTAGGGACGACGTAGACGGTATTGCAGTATATTGTCCGACTACGAAGTCTTACTATTACTTGCCGATGGAAGGTAGCCAAACAGTTACGTTGAGGATATCCGAACCGGCTAATGGTCAACGAACAGGGATCAAGTTTGCTGACGAATACAAAGTATTTAACCTGATTTAAGCTGACGGTCGTGGGTTCAAATCCCACCTCACGCAACCAATACGGATTCTTAGCTCAGTTGGTAGAGCGGCGCCCTTACAAGGCGTAGGTCACAGGTTCGAGCCCTGTAGAATCCACCAGTATTGGCAAAAACACGCAAGTGTTGATGGTTCGAGCCCACCCATCCAGACCATAATCATTTAGCTCTACCTCTTGGCTGTTTCTCCTTCTCCTTGGGCTCGGAGGTAGAGCTAAATGATAACACGGCCCCGCTCAGAGGTATCTCTGCTGCGGGGTTTTTCACATTGTATTCTGAGTTCAATGCATCTAGCGTAAACACTGTCCGCAGGTGGCTTGGTGTGTTGAACTCAGAATATTTACTTACCTGCGGAGGTTATATGAAAGTTAGAGTTCCAAATGGCAGAAGTATTGCTCTCTCTAAGAGAAATACGACTCATGGAATGAGTAAGAATCCTGCCTACAGTAATTGGAAAGATATGGAAAAACGCTGCTTCAATCCAAAAAATAAACGATACAAGGATTATGCCGAGAGGGGTATATCTGTCCATCGTGATTTCGTTGAAAGTTTCCCTACTTTCCTTAAAGAAATTGGAGAAAAGCCTGAAGGAAGTGGTTGGAGTGTTGGTAGGATAGATAACAATGCTTGGTACACATACGGTAATATCCGATGGGAGCGTATCGAACAGCAGGCTAGAAATCATTCAAAACAGCGAAACAATACTAGCGGTATTACAGGTGTCCAGATTCGTCGTAGGGAGATTTCAGGCAGAATTTACACTACTATCAGTGCCAACTGGTCCGACCCAGAAAATGGAAAGCGCACAAAAGACTTCAGTGTAGACAAGTACGGATATGAAGTAGCTATGCAGATGGCCATCGCCTTCAGGGAGATGAAGATTAAAGAGCTGAACTCGAATGGTATAGTATATGAACCATCTCACGGGAGTAATAAATGAGTGACGACAGGTTAATCTTTGCACCATGTAGTCTGAAGCAGCAGATGATCCTGCTGGATGATGATACAGATATTCTGCTTTGCGGTGGTGGTAAACTTGTGCCTCCACGTTAAAAACAATCCTCTAACTCGGTGAAACTCTCTGCGAGACAATACCGAGCGAAGCCGCTATAATGGCGGAACGTGTAACGACTATCTCGAAAGAGAGTACACCTAAGCGGGTGGAAACGGGGATTACCTGCTATCACAGGTAAAGATATAGTCTGATCTGCATGGCGACATGCAGCGGCCCATTTGGGCGGGGAAGGTATAGCAAGCCTTTTTGAACACCATTGGCAGGAGGCGGGAAATCGCACGCATGCCTTACCAAGGCGTTGAAGTACATCAATGACCCCGCAGCGCGTGTCATGATCGTCCGACGTAGCTACCCTATGCTGAAGCTGTCTGGGGGCCTTGTAGACGAATCTAAGGGCATCTACACACACTTCGGGGGTGTGCTCAAGGTTCAAGCCCTGACATGGGTATTTCCTAACGGAGCTACAATCCAGTTCGCGGCTATCCCTGACAACCTAGGCGAGTGGCAGGGGCTGCAAGCAACGAACATCCTCGTTGACGAAGCCGCAGAGTTCACACAAGAGGAAATCCTGTTCCTACTCTCACGTCTTCGTGGTGCAAAGTACAAGGGACACATGAACATCACGATGACGTGCAACCCGTCGCGTGACTCATTCCTTTACGACTGGGTTAAGTATTCACTTAATGAAGCAGATGGCATCCCAGCCAACGGAACTGAAAACATTCGCCGGTACTTCTTCAACGAGTCTGGTAAAATGTACTGGGCAGACAGTGTTGAAGAGCTTTGGGAAAAGCCTGGACAACCTCTAGGCAAGAATCGTGACCCGTCTAAAGGCAAGATCACATTCCTTCCAAAGAGTTTCAGGTTCATCCCTCTCACGGTGTATGATAACCCGATTCTGCTGAAGAACAACCCTGGGTATCTTGCAAACCTGCTGTCACAGCCGCGTGTAAACCAGCTCCGATACCTACATGGGTCTTGGACTGCACGCGCAGAGGGTTCTGGGTTCTTCCGCAGGGACTGGGTTGAGATTGTTGACTTCCCGCCTGTTAATCCAGTCGCTGTAGTCCGAGCATGGGATATCGCTGCAAGCGTCGTTTCAGAGTCTACACCAGACCCGGACTGGACTGCGGGAGTGAAGATGTCTAGAGATAAATACGGCATCTATTACATAGAGCATGTTCATCGTACCAGAAAGTTGACTGACGGGGTTCTCAAGGACATATCCGACACGGCAAGAAACTTTGATGGCCTAGACTGTCAAGTTACTATTCCTCGTGATCCTGGGGCGGGTGGTAAAGTAGCTAATGCATTTTTCATCAGGGCATTGGCGGAGGACGGCGTTGCAGCAAAATCTGTTGTAGTGTCTGGTCAATCTGGCAAGATACAGCGCTTCCTACCATTTTGCTCGCTTGCAGAAAGTGGAGCCGTCCGTGTAGTCCGAGGAGACTGGAACGAGGACTTCCTCTCAGAGCTGGAATGTTTTGAAGGCTCCCGCAATCAACATGACGACATGGTGGACGCCACATCCGACGCATTCAACACATTGTCGCGTCAAGTTCAACTCCCGACGTTCGCAGTACCCGTGCTTTCACAAGCAAGTCCTGTGCCAACTGTGTAGGACTTGACAAATACATAAAGCCGTGCTACAATCACGGCAATCAAAGGAGCAATTACATGCCTGAAGCGAATACGCCGGAGGGCGTAGACCCCGCTGCCCTGGCTCCAGACCCGCAAGCAGTCGTCCCGCGACTCAAGCTCGGCGAGCAAGGTGTCCTAGGTCTTAAGACCAGCAACAAGCGAATTCTCGAAGAAGCTCAACAAGCTTTCCGCTATCCTAACTTCATTTCAACAGTGAACGAAATGCGCAACAACCCTACGGTTGGTGCGGCTATGAATGTTTACAGAATGATGATGGCGCGTGTTCCGTGGAGCGTTGAGCCTGCTGAAGATGCCACCGACCAAGACAAGGCTCGGGCAGAGGCTATCCACACGATGATGCACGACATGGACGGCTCTTGGTCGTCTTTCATTGAAAGTGTCGTCCCGTACCTTGAGTATGGCTTTGCTGTAAACGAGATTGTATTGCGACGCAGACTGAAGCGCAACGGGTCTAAGCACAACGATGGACTCATTGGGCTGAAAAAGCTTGCACCTCGCAGCCAAGACACGATCTGTGGGTGGGTGTTCTCTGAGGATGGTGCAGACCTTATCAAAGTAGAACAGTCGCTCACCCACATTGAAAACGCCTACCGTTTCCAAAATCGCACAAATGTCAATGGACGCCTTGAAATTGACAGAGAGAAGTTCCTACTATTCTCGGCAAGCGCGACAAAAGGAAACCCAGAAGGCAATTCGATCTACAAAAACATCTACCTCGCATTCAAGCAGCTTTCTCTGCTCCAAAATCAAGAGCTGGTGGGTATTGCAAAAGATGTTCAAGGTATTCTCAAGATCACAATTCCTCCGCGATATCTTGACCCAAATGCTTCGCCAGAAGACAAAGCTGCAGTAGCCGCATTCCAGACGATCATCGACAACTACAACGCTGGCACCCAGCGCGGCCTGCTTGTCCCGAACATGATCGACCCGGAATCTAAGCTTCCGCTGTTTACCTACGACTTGATGGAGTCCAAGGGCGGTGCGAAATACGATACAGAGTCTGTTATCCGTCGCCTACAAGGTGACATCCTTTCTGCTCTCAGTGTCGATATCCTCAAGCTCGGCGCTGAAGGTTCTGGCTCATTTTCTCTCGCCGAGAGTAAGAGTTCTGTTCTTGCGCTTGCAATCGACTACCGCCTTCGTGAAGTCGCTGAAGTGCTTAACTCTCACCTCATGCGTACATTGTACGAAATGAATGGCTGGGACACAAGCAAGATGGCAAAGTTTGTCTACTCTGACATCGAAGAAGTCAGCCTCGAAGAATTCAGCAAGGCAGTGCAGCGAGTGTTCTCCACAAGTGCCATTGAAGTTGATCGCTCTGTTCTCAACCGCGTCCGCAAGGTTCTTGGAGTTCCTGAGAAGCCAGACGATGAGCCTGTTGACAAAGAAAACCTTCCTTCTGCCCTTGCCGGTAATTCTAGCAAGTCTGGCGCAGGAATGGAAGTAGGCACGACTGGAAATGGGACAGCAAAGAACCCGCAAGGCGGCAAGGACACTTCCACGGCTAACGCCGACAATGCCGCTTAGCATAGCATGGCGTACGTTTACTGGATACACCTCCCTGAGCACATAGACATGTTCAGGGAAGGCTACATAGGCGTTACTAAACACACGTTGTCCGAGAGACTTAGGCAGCATAAGAAGGAAGCCGCTGGCGGTAGCACTTACGCTGTTCACAACGCGATTAGAAAGTACGGAAGTGATTTGATTGTGCAACCGTTACTTGAGGCGGATGAAGAGTATTGCTATTGTATTGAGGCCAAGCTTAGACCGTCTAGGCACATCGGTTGGAACATAGCCGAAGGTGGAGGAAAGTCCCCGATGCGCGGTGTTACAGGAGAGGCCCACCCTAACTTTGGGAAGTCTCTATCAAACGAAACCAGAGCAAAGATAGGTGTAGCCAACTCTGGTCGCAGGAATGGTCTCTACGGTAAGACTGGCGACAAGAATCCGTTCTTTGGTAAGCGGCACTCTGTGGAAACAAAGGACAAACTTAGGCACAAGCCTTGGGAGTATGCCAAATCCGACAAGTCTGTATGGGCTTCGGCAGACACTCTATATTCGCTATTTTGCGAGTTGACGAGAAAGAGCCACTACACGCTGTCACGTATGAGTGGATTAGAAGCTTCCAAGTTGTTTGCAATCGTTCAAAAATTCAAATCCGGTTGGATTCCAAGTAGTGATCTAAACTGGTTAGCTTTTAAGGATATTTATGGCGCATCATCTTCATAGGTTTGCCGCCTCCATTTGGAATCGCCCACATCTAATCACGACAGAAGCTTTCAGCGTAGTGCTCGACTACCTTGATTCCCGCAACTCGCTGGATTACAGGATGGACATTTTTGACGGCCCAGAGCCTGAAGACGATCAAGAAGAGCCGATGTACGCAAACGGCCTCGGCGTCCTTCGTGTAGATGGAAGCTTGACATACAAGCCTGTGATGACGCTCTGCGGGGAAGCTGGTACTAGCTACCAGTCTCTTGTAAATCAAGTCGAAGACATGGCCGAAGCTGGCGTAAAGACCATTGTCATGGAAGTAACGTCTGGTGGCGGCGAAGCCTCTCACGTATTCCAGGCTTGTGAAGACATCCGCGCAATTTGCGACGAAAATGATATCACACTTATCGGATATGCAGACACTATCGCAGCGTCTGCGGCTTACGCCCTCATCTGTGTGTGCGATCAAGTAATCGCTAACCCATCTGCCTCCCTCGGATCAATCGGCTGCGTTGTAGCCCTTCTCGATACGTCGAAGGCCATGGAAAATGCCGGACTGAAGCGAATCTTCGTCACATCTGGGGAATCAAAGGTTCCGTTTGCTGAGGATGGCTCATTCAAGAAGTCGTTCCTTGTAGATATTCAGTCTGACGTAGACAGGCTCAATGCAGAGTTTGCCACACACGTCAGCAAGTACACTGGTCTTGATGTAAAGACTATCACCGGATTTGAAGCCAAAATATTTGATGCTGCAACAGCAGTTGAGAAGGGGCTTGCAAATGCTGTCATGACGAATAAGCAGTTCGCTGCATACGTCTCTCAAATTCAAAAGGAAATGCAATGAAGCAAAATACAATGCTTGCTCGCCTGATGGCGAAACTTGGAGCTTCTGAGCCTGTTGTATCCACCAGCGTCGAAACCCTTCGGGCAGAGTTTGATGCCTTCAAGGCGTCTTCAGAAACTGCGCTTGCGGATGCTACTACTCAGCTTCAAGAGATATCTACAGCCCTTGAAACCGCCGTCGCTGCTGTTGCCGAGGCTGACGCCAAGGTAGCAGAACTCCAGGCACAACTCGAAGCTGTAAACGCCGAGAAGATTGCCGCTGAAGCTGAAGCCGCTGCAAAGCGCCTCACAGCTCGCAAGGAAAAGATTGAAGCTGCCGTAGGAACGTCAAAGTCTGGCGCCATTACGGCTGCAACTGAAACGCTTGATGACGCAGCGTTTGACGCTGTTGTGTCGGCTCTGAGCCTGTCTGTTGATGCCGAGGGCAAGACGGGCATGTTCAAAGAAGTCGGCGTAGCTGCTGAGGCTAACGCTGCGAAGGTCGAAGAATCTGCTGAAATGAAGATTCTTCGTGAAAAGTACAGCGCAAAGTAAGCGCACCCTCTTTAGCTAAAAGGAAAATCAATGTCTGTTTTTGCAACTGACTCAACCCGCCTGTCTGGCGTCGTGAAGTACGAGTTTGAACCTGCTACTTCATACTGCCGTGAATCGGTGGTGCTGAATGACACAGCTAACCTCAACCTGAAGGTTGGTGCTGTTCTCGGCAAGGTAACTGCCACCGGCAAGTACAAGCTCTCGCTCTCGGCTGCTGCTGATGGCTCACAAACCCCGGCTGCGGTTCTCATCGCTGACGGTCTTGGTCTTTCGACCGACATCACCCTTACCAGCGGTACTGACGCCAAGGCAGTTGTTCTTGTTCGCGGTCCCGTGATTCTGGCTGACGCTGGTCTGCAACTCGGAACTGGTCATACTGTGACCTCCGTGAAGACTGCTCTCGCTGGTGCCGGCCTTCTGGTCGAAACCGCAATCTAACTAATCTCGTGGGCTGTGTCTACTGGATTCACTTGCCAACGCACACAAACCTTTTGACTGAGGGTTACATAGGAGTTACTTCGCGTAGTCCTAGTGACAGGTTTGCTGAGCATCTTAGCGAGGCTAAGCGGGGTAATTCTAACACACTGTACAAAGCAATTCGTAAGTATGGTGACGAAGTTGTTCTAACAACTCTTGTCTCAGGAAGCGAAGACTACTGCTTAGAGACAGAGCGAAGATTGCGCCCTAAAGAACGGATTGGTTGGAATGTGGTACAAGGTGGTGGAAAGCCGCCTGCACACGTCAAACATTCCGAACAAGCCAAGGCGAAGATAGCAGAAGGCGTTAGACGAAGCTCTAACTCCCCTGCGAGACAAGCTGCTGCAAAAGTCAGATCAGGAATAAAACGATCTGAAGACGCCAAAATAAAGATGCGGGAGGCTGCTAAAGACAGGCTACCGTGGGAAGTATCTAAGGCGGATAAATCGTTGTGGGCCAGGGCGGCTGAAATATTCCAGTTCTGGCAAGCCAACTCTCACTTGGGATACACAAGCTTGGGTAAACATTTCGGTCTTCCGAATAAGTATGCCCTACAAGGAATGTATCGTAAGTTTAAACAAAATTGGAACCCGCTTATAGACCACGAATGGCTGGGCTGGATTCAGACACTAACTGTGAAAAAGGATTTTAAATCATGATTATTCGTAGCTTTGCAAACGGCTTTGAAGTGGCCGATTGGACCCAAGAAGTCAACGTAGTCCCTAACCAATGGGGCACAATCGGCCAGCTCGGACTCTTCCAAGAAGAATCTGTCGCTGAGCATGTGGTGGTTTTTGAAGAAATCATCAAGGATGGCGGACTCATCGTTGACCGCGTTCGTGGCGACCGTGGATCGCAAGGTAAGGATGCAACTCGCAAGCTGCATACCTTTGCGGTTCCTCACTTCCCGTATGACGACTACATCAGCCCGCAAGACCTTCAGGGCAAGCGCGCTTATGGCTCGGCTGCCGGTGTTGAAACTCTCGAAGCTGTGCGCGCACGCAAGCTTGAGCGTATTCGCCAAAACCATGCTTGGACGCTGGAATTCGCCCGCGCACAAGCAGTCACGGGCGCTACCGTGTACTCGCCGAACGGCACTGTGTCGCAGAACTGGAACACTGAGTTCGGTGTGACCCGTACATCTGTTGACTTCCTGCTCGGAACTGGCACGACTGAAATGATCGCGAAGATTGAAGCTGGTATCTCCCAGATTCAAGACAACGCCTTCGGAGCTTCGGTGACCGGAACTGTTGTTCTGACTTCGCCGGAATTCTTCGCCAAGCTGATTTCGCACGCCTCTGTCAAGACTGCGTATCAGTATTACATGAGCACGCAAGAGCCCCTGCGTCAACGTCTGGGTGGCGCTTCGGCTCTCCACCGTCAGTTTGAGTTCGGCGGCACGAAGTTCGTTGAAATGCGTGACACGTATGCTGGTCAGCGCCTGATCCCTGCTGGCAAGGCTTACATGGTTCCGATGGGAACCGATGCGTTCAAGACGTACTTCTCGCCTGCAAACCGCTTCGGCCTGGTTAACACGCTCGGCGAACAAGTCTACGTGTTTGAAACGGCTGACGCCAAGGGCACGAAGATCGAAATCGAAAGCGAATCGAACTTCGTCAACGCCCTGCTGCGCCCTGCGCTGGTCGTGGAACTGACATCGTCCAACTAATCCGATGGCACCTCCTATAGGGGGTGCTACGGACGTGGCCAGCCAAAGCGGCTGGCCTACTAAAGGAGTAGAAATGGCAGAAGCCGTTGTACCATTGCACGGGATCATCAACACAGATACAGAGGAACTTACTGGTCTGACGTACCCCGGGGGTGGGGCTGACAGGTATCCCGCTGGCGATGCAAACAGTTTTTATGCGGAATGGAGTAAATCGGCTGATACATACTACTCCGCAATCGCGGCAGAGCGCCTAGAGGCCTTTGAAGTCAGACCTTGGAAGGCAAAGCAAGCTGTCGGCCTGCACGGAGCTAGGCTACCGAGTGGGTGGTACGTGTGGGGAACTAGCTCGGGCTATAAAATTGCGCGCTGTGTCGTACCGGGAGTAACTGGTAACACCGAGCCGGTATGGCCTACGTCAACAGTAGACGATTACCACACGCTCCCAGCGACTTATGAAATTGTTGATGGCACGGTAACGTGGAGACTGTTCAACATTACATGTATTTCATCGTCAACCGTTGCTGGCGTTCAGGGAAACAATGCAGGTGTCGGCACACAAGCGGACCCAAAATCTGACCCACGCGCAATCCTTACGGGTTTGCAGTCTGGACGTGCTGTAGCCCTCTCACGAGGCGTAAAATTTGATCAATACAGCAATAACTTCGCCCGTCTATATATCGACCGCCCAGCCAGTGGTGACGCCAGCATTGTACCGCCGTACTATCGGTCTGTAATTTCATACGGCACCGGCGCGGCTCCGCTAATCAACGCCACGGGCCTTCGGTTTGGAATTCGACTAGCATACTCTACTACAAGTCGCATCAACGGCTATATCACAATCCAAGATATTGCTGTATCTTCTCCTGTTGTTAACGGGGTAGGTGGGGCGGATAATACAGCCGAGTGTGGGGCAATCTGGGGAATCTGTGATACTGCAAATCCTAGCACGTACACGACATTAGACACAAGTGTACATGTCTTTAATTGCGTAGTTTCTGACTTTCACCCTAGTGTTGCAACTCGGACTGAAACTGGCCTCGACGTAAACGGTATCAAGCTGACTGGCGCAAATAACAGTTTGTACGGCTGTCGGGTAAACAATCAGTGGGATGATGCCTACTGGCTGATCGGTTCAAACCTATCAATGTGCCATTGCGCCTCTTATAACGGGGGCTATGCCACTACAGTGTATCCAAACCGAGAGCGTGGGGACGGCGCGCAAATTAACTCATCACTTCTCAACGGCAATGGGAATACACCCACCGCTGGCCTATACTTCCTGTATAACAGGATCACAAAGTACACGGCACGCAAGCATGGGCTGATTATCAATCCTGAAGTATCGACGATGGATGCTAACTTACGTAGTCTCCGCTCTACTGGATATATAATTGCATTCAACAGTGTTGAGGTAGGAACAGATGATCCGCTAATGTGTATTCCTGCTGCGTACTTGTCTGGATTTAGCGGGGAGGTATTCAACAACGTGTTTATCTCCAAATACAGTGGTACTAGCCTGGGTACTGCAATCCACTTGTTTGCTGGAGTTCAGTTCTACAACAACGTCGTATCTGTCTCAAGTAGAGGACAGTCACGCGCTGTTGAGGCTGGGTACGCCACTGGTAGTGGTAGCGGTGGTACTTGGACATCTGATAGCCGACAATCCTCCATATACAACAACACATTCCTTGTAAATGGCGGGGAAACTTCCGACTGTTTCGGTGTGTTCAACTGGGGTACTGGTAACGTCATTGATGTCTATAACAATCTAGTCATCGGCGTCGGCAAGAACTCCGCGTATTGCGCAATCCGCGCCGGTGCGTCAACCCGCGTCGGGTACAATGCGTGGACGAACTGCGCGTCAGGGATGTTCTCTGGCGGCGCCGGAGCTGTCCTTCTCGGCGGAGACGTTGACGGTACTGCTGTGTCCTTAAGGATTAAGTCGGACAGTGTGTATCCTACACCTGTCAGTCCGCTATCAATGGCAGGCTACGCGCTTGGGTATCAGCCAATGTTTGATGCCATCGGACGCCGACGGCAGTCTAAGCCCACCATCGGGGCAATTGAAGCTGACCGTGTAGTCTAACTCCCGAGGAGTCTACGGGAGCTGGCTGAAGAGGCGATCTCAAGCAATGGGGTCGCCTCTCGCCTATTGGAGGATTTATGAGCGAAGCAATTGCCCCGCTGTATGGGCTACAAGCACTAATAGCCTCTGTTAGACAACTAACCAATTAAACTGAAAGCCACTATGCCCGTCATTGATCCTTCAACCCCAATTGGGAAGATTCGTCTCAGAATTGGGGATTGGCGCGACATTACCATTCTGCCGGATAGCGTTATACAGTCTGCTCTAGATGACTGTCAAGGTAACGTCCCGCGTGCTGCGAGCCTCAGTGCGCAATATGTTCTTGCCACGCTGACTGCAAAAACTCACCGGAAAATTTCTCAACTTGAAACTTGGTCTGGAGAACAGTTCAAGAACTATGTAGAGTTTCTGAAGTTGACTATTTTGAACCCAAATATGATGTCAACGTCACCTGTACCATATACGGGGAACGCGACTGGCGACCATCCATTGATTGCATTTGTAAAACAATGGAACGACAGTTACGCGCTTGACAGAGAGGTCCACGGTGTATTCTCAGGACTTTGATGATGCAGTGGCCGACCTAATCGGTGAGTTCGGGCTGGCATCTAACGGAGAGAACAAGTACAGGAAGATCATCGCCAGCACATACTCTGCGGAGCTTGGAGAGGTTTCTACCACAGTTGTTGAGTACCAGATTCAGGCGGTGTTGACTGACCTTACACTCCAAAGTAATGGCTATAGTGTGAAGTACGGTACGATGGTTCAAGCAGGCGACAAAGAAGTATTTGTCCGCCCACCTCACAAGGTTGGAACTACTCTAACTCCTATCACAATAGACCCTGCTACAGATGTCATTGAGATTCGTGGTGTGAGCTACAAAATTGTTACCCAAAAGGAAATCAACCCTACGGGCAATGATCCACTTCTGTACAGTTTCTACGTGCGGAAGTAGTTCTAACAACGGATTGGGCGAGTCTTGACAATATCAGGACGACGTGCTACAATCATAAATACTAAAGGAAGCGATGGGACAATTCGCGGACTCGGTGAGGGCCAACAATACGAGAGTATTGATGAAAATCAACCGGCAATGTTTTCAAATTGCCAAAGAGCTTTTCACATCAGTTGTAGAACTCACTCCTTCTCCTTCAAATCCTGGGCACTACGCCCACGGCTGGCTGTCTAACCAGTGGTATCCGGAGTCCGGCTCTTTTTCAGAAGAGCTTAGCAGCTCAAAAAGCCCAAGCGGCGCCGATAGCCTCAACAGAATCAACGCCCTCCGTGGACGGGAATTCTTTGGGAAAGACGGAAAGTTGACACTCACAAACAACCTCTCATACGCCTATAGAGCCGAAGTTCTGGGCTGGCCTATTTCCGATGGCTGGTCTGGGCAAGTAGGTCCGTATCGTATGGTGGCCCTGTCAATCCAAGCAATCGCCACGAAATATAAATGAGCAACGCACTAATTCGCTCAGCTCTTGAGTCTCGATTGATGACCTGGGCTAACTCCCAAACTCCGACACCTATCCCGGTTTCGTTCCAGAACATAGCGTTCACTAAGCCAGCCGGGGCTATATTTTTGGAGTGCTTTCTTATCCCTAACCTGACAGTTAACAACGAACTCTCTGGAAGTCGAAAGACTTTGAAGGGGTTGTTTCAAGTCAACTGCTGGGCACCGAAAGGCAACGGGATGAGGCAGGTAGAAGCACTGTCACAGAGCATTGTCGATCTTTATCCGATTGTGCCGAAGACTGGTGTAGTATCTGTCGAAGAGACTCCCTCAATTGAACGGGCGATTCCTGACGATTCTGGCTGGGTCATCGTTCCAGTTCTCATTAAGTATCGATACGAGTCGGTATAACAAAGGAAACCAATGGCTGTAATCACCCAAGTAAACGGCGTAAGGGATGCAAATGGCGCTGTAAACGTCACCCGTACAACCCTTTCAGCATCAGATTCCCTAACCTTCCAACAGGGCAGCGATCAGATTCTGCTTCTGTACAACACCACTGCCTCGCCAGTTGTTGTGACACTTACTGGCACTGCGCCGGTGTCGCTCAACCCAGACGGGTTTGGTGGAACTATCTCAACCGCAGGCGGCAAGGCAGTAACTGTCCCAGCCAGCGGAAGCACCCTCCTCGAACTTGACGACATCTGGGCGTTTCTTGCCGGAACAGGTGCAGTCACTGTAACGGGTGGAACCGGCCTAACGGCTCACCTGTACGTTTAATCTTCTCTGAAAAGGAAAAATCATGGCTGTCATGACCTCCGCTGGTTCAACACTAGCACTCTCGGCCTCAGCGCCTGCTACGTTTGACGCTACTGGCTACAACGCTCTCACATATACCCTGGTCGGTGAAGTTACTGACCTCGGCGAAGTTGGACGTGAATACAACCTTGTGAATCACACTCCGCTCGGCAACCGTCGCGTGCAGAAGTTCAAGGGGTCGTACAACAACGGCTCCCTGCAAGTGCAGATGGGTCGTGACACGACTGATGCCGGGCAAACCGCTCTGCAAACTGCGCTTGGCGTTGACACTGCTTACACGTTCCGCCTTACGCTCCAGAACGGTAAGAAGCTCTATTTCACTGGCGTGGTGATGAGCTACAAGACCAACGTCGGCTCTGTTGACCAGATTACGGGCGCAACAACGACTCTCGAAGTGACTACCGATATCATCGAAGTCTAATCGATTGAAGGCCCTTCGGGGCCTTTTCAATGTACTTCAGATAGTGCATTGCAAAGGCTCAACAAGATTCTCATTGATGAGAACGATGTCATCTTACCACAACTGAAAGGAACTATAATGTTTGATCTGACCACTCTGGCTCTCAAGGACACCTTCGACCTGCAACTGCGCCACCCTGTTTCGGGCGAGCCTCTGTTCGCTGACGGAGAAGGGAAGCAGAAGCCTGTGACAATCACTCTATACGGCACTAGCTCGAAGCAATACCGCAACGCTGTTACTGCCATGCAAAACCGGCAACTGAAGCGCACCGCGAAGAAGGAAAAAGTTTCGGCAGAAGTGATGCGCGAAGAGGGCATCGAACTCTTGGTGGCTTGTGTCGCAGGGGCGCAGAACCTCGGCATCGGTGGAAGCGCTGTGAAGGACGAGTCGGGATTCCGTACCGTATTCTCGGACCCGAAGCTCTCGTGGATCAAGGACCAAGTTGACGAAGCCCTAGGAGATACGTCAAATTTTTTGGCGCAGTAAGCAAGTCACTCTCGTTGTATGTACGCCAGCTCGGCTGGCTGCATGCTACGCCTGAAGGTTCAAAGAAGCCACGCCTTGCTACGTTCAAGTCGGTGGATGAAAATCATCCGTCGCTTAGGCTTCCCGAGATAGAACAAGAACACGCGGCTGGATACCTAGTTGGTCTGCTGCATGAAGCTGGCCTCATGTCATCCAATGGCATGGGGCCAGTTCCACTTTCATGGTCTGAAATTGAAAGTTGGATTAGATGTACGGAACTTGATCTGTCCTTGTGGGAGAGGTTGACGATCAAGAATCTGAGCGAAGAATATGTGGGTGAGCTATCACAAGCTACTGCAAAAGATCGCCCGGCGCCGTTCCGTCACGTCGAAGATGAAGAGGAAATCGACCGCAGTGCGGTTGAAAACAAGATTCTGGCTGTCCTGCGAGGATTCAATCGCAAGCGGGCAGAAGACGATAACGAGTCTAAGGAGCTAGCATGACAATGGACGTATCTCGTCTTGGCGTCGTAGTTGAGTCAACAGGTATTACAGAGGCCACAGAGGCCTTGGCCGGCCGTAATGGTCAGGGCGGGCTGGCTGGGGCTGCCGATAAAGCGGAAAAGAATGTTATCAGGCTTACGTCGTCATTGACTAGCTTGCTTGGTACTAACACCTCTGCGACAATGGCTGCATGGTCGCAATCTCTTGCTGGCCTAGGCACGGCCTTGGCGTCAATTAACCAAAACGCCACAGCGACTGCGAAGACGCTACAGCAGTTGGTCAACGACATCGGCACTGCCACAACTGCAACAAACAAATCTGCAAGTGCTGTAGCTCGTCATTCATCGTCTAACACTGTGATGACCAGCACAATCACGGCGATGACGACAGCTTTCTCAGTCTACACCGCGCTCAATTTTGCTGGGAGTATTGTCAAGCAAGCCGATTCGTGGCAGATGATGACAGCTCGACTCGAAAACGCAACTGGAAGCATGAACAATGCAAAGGTTGCTCAGTCTCAAATGTATGCCCTTTCTCAACGTCTGCGAGTTCCGCTTGAAGACTCTGTGAAGTTGTATACCCGCCTCGCGCCGTCTATGCAGCGAATGGGTAAGGACTCGGAATATGCGCGAAAGATGGTTGAAGGCATTGCTACAGCACTTCAACTCGGCGGCGCAAACGGCGCGGAAGCATCTTCAGTGATGCTCCAGCTGTCTCAGTCATTCAGCTCTGGCGTGCTCAATGGTGCGGAATTTAATGCTGTGGCCGAAAACGGCTCGGTGCTCATGCGCGCCCTTGAAAAGTACACGGGGAAGAGTACAGCAGAGCTGAAGAAGATGGGCTCTACTGGCAAACTCTCTATGGAGATTGTTGGTAAGGCTATCGAACAAAACCTTCCACAGTGGCGCGAACAGTTTGACAAGATGCCGCTGACATTTGAAGGGGGTGTGCGACGAATCAAAAATGCGTGGACAAAGGCTATCGGTGAAATGGGGCAAGACACGGGGTTCAATCAAGAACTCTCGAAGTCTCTCCGTGTAATAGAAGAAATGATCCCCGCCGTGGCCCGGGGCCTCGGTGATGCATTCATCAGCGTCATGCGCTGGGCGCAAGAGAACAAGAACACCATCGGAGAAATCTGGGACCAGATTGTCGGTCTTGGAAAGGACATCTGGAATATCGGCGGAATGCTTGGTAACTGGATTGGTGCTATTTTTGGTGCGGGTGAAGGCTTCAGCCTGATTGGAGCTGCGCTGTTTACAGTACGCATGCTCATTGCTGGTGCCATTGATCTCCTGAAGGTTGCTGGATGGGTTATTGCAAAGATCGGTATCAGCGTTGCTGAGTTGGTCGTGGCTCCATTCACATGGCTGCTGTCTGCAATCGGCATGGTCGGCGATGCCATTAAATCGCTCTTCAGCGGCCTCGCGGCTGGAGCCAAGGCCGTAGGCGCTGACCGACTAGCCGGAGGCTTTGAGACGGCTTCTAGTGTTATTGGTGATATCACCACTGGCGTGAAGGACTTCAACGGAAACGTCATCGCTTCGTTCGGTAAGGCCCATGAAGTTGCTGATAGCTGGGTGAAGGACTTGAAGGCAGGTAATGGTGAGCTGGATAAGCTCATGAAGGGTGGCGACAAGCTCGCTACTTCTACTGCTACTACGACACTTAAGATGGACCCGACGAAGTGGAATGCAAACCCCCACCCGAAGGTCCCCGTAGATGAGAAGGCCCTGAAGGCAGCAGAGGCTGCTACCAAAAAATTTAACGAAGAGCTGGATGCTCTGAATGCAAAGCTGAAAGAGCAAGATGAACTTCGCAAGCGCCTTGCAGCTCACGGTCTTGACTACGACAAGGTAGAGCCAGCTCAAAAGAAGGTTATTGAACTCGAAGAACATCTGCTACGGCTGCAAGGACAAAAGGCCGGTGCCGCCACAACTCTGGCTATTTCCCGCCAACAGGAGTTGATCGCCATCGCCAAGAAGACCGCCGCTATAGAAGTAGAAAATGAGCACACTCTTGAAACTCTCAAGATTGAGAAGGCTAGACAAGATCAAGCCAATTCTAAGCTGAAGACGCTTGAAGAAGAGGCGAAGGCTATCGAGTACAAGGTGCAGACTTATGGTATGGCTAAGGGAGCTATTGAAGAACTCGAAGCTGCTGAAACCCGCCAACAGATTGCAGCGATGCTAAATGCTGGGCCGTTGTCACAGGCTGAGCAAAAGTTGGTGGAGACTCTTCAGGCTCAACTGACCATGCGTGAGCGGATTGCCGCAGCGGCTGGTACGCTTGGCTCCCTCCAAGTCGAGGCAGAGTTTAATAAGCTGCTAGACCCGAAGCGAGCCGAAAAGTTCGGCGATGCCCTAGCAAACGGGATGGGTAAGGGTCTCAAGGCTGTTGGTGCGCTGATGAATGCTTTTGACAAGTATGAAGCACGCATGAGCACTGTCAAGAAGGCTTGGGAACTCGTTAACAATGAAACTGACCCGACCAAGAAGGCCAAGATGACGAAGGAAGCTGCGGAGTTTGAAGCCGAAGCTCGAATCAAGTCTTACGGAGATATGGCAGGGGCTGCAAAGGGGTACTTCGCTGAAGGCTCTCGTGGATATAAGGCACTCGAAGCTGCGGAAAAGACTTTCCGTGCTTTTGAAATTGCCATGGCTGTCAAGTCGTTCGTAGAGAAGTCTGGACTCCTTGAAGCATTCACAACTTTGTTTGTTACGTCAAAGGCTACTGAAACTGCGGCTGAAGAGGGGTCCGTAGGGCCACACCTCTTAGCTGAAGCGGCAAAACAGGGTGCAAATGCAATCACTGCGTTGACTAGTGCATTAGCTGCACCATTCCCTGAAAACATCCCTGCTTTTGCCATGGTTGCAGCTATGCTAGCGGCCATCGGTGTGGCGGTTAGTGGCGGGGGCGGGGGTTCGGTTGACCAAGGAAACACTGGAACTGGTACTGTATTTGGCTCCCCAGGGGCTGCCAGTAAGAGTATCGAGAACTCAATTTCAGCCCTTGAAGCCGTTGATACAACAACCATGCGCTACTCGGCACAGATGGCTGCGAGCCTGAGGTCTATCGATGCGAGCATGGGTGGACTGGCTAACCTTGTTGCACGCGGAGCGGGTATTGATCTCGGGCAGGCGGGTATTGATGTTGGTTTTGAGCGCAGCGTGATTGGAAACGCTATTGCTGGGGTTGGAGACTTTCTTGCCAGCATGGGCGACATGCTGTCCGGCATGGTTGGTACGAAAATTGCAGGCCTCTTTGGGACAAATACCTCTGTTAAGGGTCAAGGACTATACGGCGGCGCACAGAACCTTGACAGCATTCTATCCAGGGGATATAATGCTCAAGTGTACGCAGACATTGAGAAGAAGAATAAGGTGTTTGGTATCACGACATCTACCAGCAATTCTACTGCCTACGGCCAAGCTGGGGCTGAAACGTCTGACCAGTTCACGAAGATTTTCCGTGGGTTCAACGACGCTGTTTCTGGTGCTGGAGAATCCCTCGGAACACCTCTTAGTGACATCGAAGCACGCTTGCGTGGATTTGTTGTTGACATCGGCAAGATTAAGCTTGACGGATTGTCGGCTGAACAAATCAAGGAAACGCTGGGCGCGGTTTTCAGTGCTGCCGGCGATAGAATCGCTAAGGCTGCCATTCCTGGTCTTGAGGAGTTCCAGAAGGTCGGTAAAGGATACCTTGAAACCCTTATTCGAGTTGCAGCGGGCGTAGAGGCAGCGAAGTTTCAGCTTGAAAATCTTGGCATTGCAGCCGTCGATTTTTCATCGATAATTAATAAGCAGGGCGACGTTGCTACTGAGATTGTGCGCCAAAGCCTTGTGAAGCAAGAGTCTGAGCTGCGAGACTTTACTACCAATATCTTCGGACATGTTCTAGAGTTCCAAAATCAGGTAGCAAACGGAATCGGTGAAATCATCAACGACTTCTCAGGGTCTGTTGAAGACATGGTAGCCCTGTACAAAGACCTCGTAAGCGCACGCGATAAGCTTAATGCGGTCGGTCTTGGCTCTGACCTCGACCGTGACCTGATTCGAGCTGCTGGTGGCCTGCAAAGACTGATTAGTGCCCTCGACGCATATAGTGAAGGGTTCTTCAGTGAAGCAGAACGGAACGCATCTAAGCTCTCCAAGCTTCGTATTGAGTTTGAGAAGCTCGGTGTTGAAATGCCAATCACGAGAGTGGGTTTCCGCTCCCTGATTGACCAGCTCAACGCCTCTGGCTCTGAAGGGGAAGCCCTTGCGATCAAGGTGCTCACCCTCTCGGGAGCATTTGCTGAACTGGCAACCGCCGCTGATGCTGCTGTATCTACTGCCAGAGACAATCTCCGTACTGCGTATGACAAGGAAGCTGAGTCTATCACGAACCTTCGTGACAAGTTCTTGGACTTCTCAAAGTCTCTCGGAGACTTTAAATCATCCCTCATCACCGGAGATATGTCACCGCTGTCTGGCACTGAAAAGTACCTTACAGGGCTGGCAAGATACGACGAAGTTTCAAAGCGAGCCAAGGCTGGGGACCAAACTGCAATCTCGAACTTTGAAAGCGTAGCAACAGAGTTCCTGAAGATGTCGCGCAGTATGTTTGCCTCTGGCAACCAATACACGGTAGACTTTAATCGCGTACTTGCAGAAACGACGGCACTCGAAGCCAGCACAGCAGGCCGGGCAACTGTCCAGCAGCAGAGTCTTGATGCCTTGAACAAGCAAGTCAACGGGCTTATCACGATCAACGAAAGCATCCTCACAGTTGCTCAAGCAATTGAAAAGCTGCGGACTGTTGTTGGCATGGGTGTTGTGGCATCAACCATTAATGGCTCCCACGCAAACGGGCTTTCGTATGTCCCATTTGATGGCTATGTTGCAGAACTTCACCAAGGCGAAGCAGTGCTTACGGCATCTGAAAACAAGGCATATCAAATGGACTACGCTCAGTACGGTCGGAAGTCTGACGAAGCTCTTGTGTCTGAAATCAAGGCCCTGCGCCAAGAGGTTCAGAGCCTTCGGGAAGGTCAACGCGAACAGACTGGTCAGCTCATTGCAGCCAACTACGATGCCCAAGAGCGTAATGCTCAGGCTGTCGTGGAAGGTACGATGGACGCTGTTGGTGCAAACTCTTATGCTGAAAGGGCTAAGGTAACTCTCTCATGACGGATCAAGAATTCGCAGCGTGGCTAGACAACCCCGCTGCAATTCGCTGTATCCTTGTGGAAGTAGATGTGAAGGCGGGCGGTAGCGTGGTAACACGTTACCTCTCTAATCGGGGGTATGTGACTGGACCGTCAGACACCCCTGCCAACACCCTCTACAGTCCCTTGGTAGTAGGCGGAATCAAATACACTCAATCGCTAGCTCTGGCCGGCGATGTGTCACTCAGTTTCGGCGATATTGAACTGAACAATATCGATGGCTCACTAGACAGTTGGCTGGATGATTATTGGAGCAACAGGCAGCTTAAAATTTTCGTAGGAGACGTGTCTTGGCTGCGATCAGACTTCAGGCAAATCTTCAACGGAATTACGACAGGTATTGATACTAGGTCACGTACAAGAATCAATATCAAGATTAGCGACAAACTTCAGAGACTGAACACTCCAGTTTCAGAAACAAAAATCGGCGGCACCTCGTCGCTGGCTGATAACCTCATCCCCATATGCTTTGGGGAGTGCCACAACATCACACCCGTATTGGTTGATGCGGCGCTGTATGAGTACCAAGTCCACAACGGACCTATCGAGAGCATCATCGAAGTTCGTGACAACGGTGTGCCTGTGCCGATCACTCCGTTCTTGGCTACGGGAAAGTTCCGACTGACCAGTCCGCCAGTAGGGACGCTCACATGCAGTGTGCAAGGTGACAAGAATACGACGTATGTGAATGACGTGGCTGGCATAGTCCAACGGCTTGTAACGGGCTTTGGAAGTGCTACTCAGAGGTTTACGACGGCTGACCTAGACACAGCTAAGCTGTATGCATTTGCAACGGCCAACACGTCGCCAATCGGGCTGTACATGAAGGACAGAACAAACGTACTTGAAGCTTGTAATAAGGTGGCGTCGAGTGTCGGGGCAAGGCTCGTAATGTCTCAGGCCGGGTTGATGTCTATTGTAAAACTTACGCTACCTCAAGGTAGTGCGGGAACGACAGTAACCTCGGCAGACATGGTTGAGCGTTCACTTGAAGTTTCACAACTGGTTCCCGTGGTTGCGAGTGTAAAGCTAGGATACTGCAAGAACTGGACAGTTCAGAGTAATCTTGAAACTGGCATCCCTGCGGCGCATATTGCGCTATACGCAGAGGAGTGGCTAACAGTTACTCGGGCAGATACCGCAGCAGCGGCAAACTACAATCTGTACACCGAGCCTACAATGATTGAGACTTTGCTTCTCACAGCGTCGGACGCCACCACAGAGGCACTGAGGCGTTTGAATATGTTCAACGTACAGCGCAGGGTGTACAAATACACAGGATATTACTCGTTGATTCAAGAAGAACTCGGTAATAGTCAAACAATCAGGCACAGCCGTTTCGGGCTATCAAGCGGTAAAACAGGGCAGATTATCTCGATCACAAAAGATTGGATCAGCCCGAAAGTAGACTTTGAGGTGTTAATCTAATGGCAACAGTAGTCAATGCGCGAGACGTGCAGCTCCCGCTAGCGAACCCACGTCTGAACCTTGTCACTATGGCCAGTAACATTCAGGTAGACCAGTCGAATGTGACTGGGCTCGGCCTTATCGTTGCTGGTACTAAGCAAATCTGGCTGTCTTCAACTTCCCAGATTTTCCAAGTCCCCAAGGCGGGGAGCACTACGCCTGCGTCAATCACAGTGACGGCAAACGTGCGCAATTTGACTACTACACCTACACTGACAATTGTCGCAGGTAGCGGCACAATGTCGGTTGTCCCAGCTCTCACGGCCGGTGTATTCACGTTCACGCCCGCCCAGCTTACGTCGGACGCTGTTACCCTGCGCCTTACGCTGGTGGAGAACAGCGTGACATACTCCGACGACTTAACTGTTGTTAGGGTTCGTGAAGGTATTGACTCCATTTCGGGGTTCCTGACAAACGAGTCCCACACCCTGCCCGGAGACAGCTCGGGCAGCGTTACAAACTACGCAGGGGCTGGCGGAAACTTCAAGGTATTTCAAGGAACCACTGAAGTCACAACTGTCTGCACGTTCGCCTTGGTGGCTGGCGGAAACCCTGATAACCTGACGTACACCTTAACTGCAGCAGGCGCAAGTGCTGGTGCATTCTCTGTGACAGGAGGGTATCCTACGGCAAAGAACGTGACAACGCTTACGTTCCGTGCAACCTTCGGCACATCGACCATAGACAAGATTTTCACAGTGTCGAAGGCGAATGCTGGGGCTGCCGGTGCCCCGGGCGCTGCTGGCGCCACAGGCACAGCCGGTGCCCGAGGTTCGCAGACCTTCTACGTCGCCCTCTCTGGCGGTACAAACACATACAGCGATACTCTGGCCACCACCACGGCTACGTCTAACGGCGGGCCTATTATGAATGACGTTGTTGTTCAGTACAACAACTCTGTCAGCTTTTCACAGACAAAGTTCTGGAACGGTACTTCTTGGTCGCTGGTAAATGCCGTTGTCGATGGAAACCTTCTCGTCTCTGGCACTGTCGGAACTGCTGCTCTTTCAGCTAACTCCGTTACTGCCGGAAAGATTGACTCTCGTGGACTCAGTATCAAAGACGCCTCTGGCAATGTCATTCTCGCCGCAGGCTCGCCGCTGTTGATTACTAACCTAGCTGACCAGCAGGGGTTTGGATTCGCCCAAGAAG